GTTCTCCTCTGGGGCACCCGACCGAAGGGTCGGCGTGCTTCGTAGGCTAGGTCAAGGCTGAGGATCCCGCTGCCTCTACAATGAGAGGGGTTCGGGTGAAAAGCCTGATCGAGTTCTCGCACATGCTGCTCAACGACGTTGGGCAGTGGTGCGGAGTTTGCACCTCCCGTGACAGACAAACTGTCGCGGCCAGGATCGAACATGAAGGTCTATCGTTCTTGACGATAACCCTTCCTGCTTTCTGCAAAGACTTCGAGAGAAGCCTTGAGCAGGGTGCAGTTGCTGACGACGCGTTCTCGGGCTTTGCCCGGATGCGCGGTCTCCCCCGATTCCTCGGAGGTTTCCTTCAGCTAGTGTTCGATCGCAACACAGGAGTGTTGCTTGATGCACCTTCTGTTGAATCGGTCCGAGCGATCCGCCAATTTACAATGGCGTTTGCGAAGATCGAGATGGAGTGCGCCCCTCACAGGGTGGACTCCGCGTACAGAGGGTACATCGAGTGTGAGCAAGATGTTGAGAACTGGAACAACGAGGATCACTCCGAGTTGTTGTCCGCTTTCACACGGGCCAGTTCCGTCCTGTTCGAGGGATTGCTTACCGATCTTGACCGTAAGGTCGAGTCTGGTGAGCTTATTCCCAAGCACGGGCCAGGGTCCACCGCTGATCGTGTTCTTGGCAACGCCAAGTATCACGTGTCAGCTTGGTCCGAGTCATTGGACCAGGTGTTTCCCATGGTCGACTGGGTTCTCCCGAGTGCTAGGCACTGGGATTACCTCGCCGATGTCAACATCTTCGAACCCGGAACGGAACCACCCGTAAGGGTGATTACTGTTCCTAAGACGATGAAGACTCCTCGTATCATCGCTCTCGAACCGCATTTTGTGCAGTATGCACAGCAGGCGATCAAGGAGCAGATCTACGAGTACGTCGAGAGGGATGATATCCTCTCGGCGTTGATCGGTTTTGAGGACCAGCTTCCTAACCGGATTCTGGCTCAACGCGGTTCCCTTACAGGGGAATTCGCGACCTTGGACTTGTCCGAGGCCTCCGATCGCGTCTCTCTGCAGCATGTAGAGGCGCTGCTGCGATGGCACCCTTCCGCGAGGGAGGCTGTTCTCGCTTGCCGCTCCTCCAAGGCTGACGTTCCTGGCTTTGGGGTTATCCCCCTCGCCAAGTTCGCGTCGATGGGTTCGGCTCTCTGCTTTCCCATGGAGGCAATGGTCTTCTTGACCATCGTCTTC